GAGATGCTTGGATTAGTCAGTACTGATTAGCTCAGTTAAATAATAGTTTATTTAGTTGAGATTCTGTTACATTACTTTATTTTAACTATAAGACTACCAAGAGAATTGTATACAAGAAAAAGAAATTAGAGAACGGTACCGAGAAAATGATACCAAAGGACGATACGTTCAATCCACCGCAAGAGATGATGGACGAAGGAAACTTCGAGAAGATTGAGAAGGTTATCGATGTTTGGTATGATGGAATTATGGTTGCTGGTACAAATATTATGTTGAAGTGGGAGCTATCTAAGAATATGGTACGTCCTAAATCAGCTACACAACACGCTATCCCTAACTATGTAGCGGTTGCGCCAAGAATGTATAAGGGGGCTATAGAGTCATTGGTTAAAAGAATGATTCCATTTGCCGACTTGATTCAAGTAATTCACCTTAAGATGCAACAAGTGCTATCTAAGGTAGTACCTGATGGTGTATTTATTGATGCCGATGGTATTAATGAGGTAGACTTAGGTACTGGAGCAGCATATAATCCAGAGGATGCATTAAGATTATACTTCCAAACTGGTAGTGTGATTGGTAGAAGCTATACTGGTGATGGTGAATTTAATAATGCAAGAATTCCAATCTCTGAGTTAGGCACCAATAGTGGACAAGCTAAATTACAAAGTTTAATTGGAAGTTACAATCACTATATGGGTATGATTAGAGATGTTACTGGTCTTAATGAGGCTCGTGATGGTTCTACTCCAAACCCAGATGCATTGGTTGGCGTTCAGAAGTTAGCTGCGCTAAACTCAAACACAGCAACAAGACACATATTAGAGTCTAGTTTATACGTTACACGTTCATTATCTGAGGCAATTTCTTATAGAGTTGCAGATATATTAGAGTATTCTGACTTTAAGGAAGAGTTTATAAACCAGATAGGTAAGTACAGTGTTGGTATCTTAGAAGATATTAAGGACCTATACATATATGACTTCGGTATCTTTATTGAGGTATCACCTGATGAGGAAGAGAAGGCTCAGCTAGAGCAGAATATTCAGATATCATTATCTCGTGATTCTATCTTATTAGAGGATGCTATTGATATTAGAGAGATGAGAAACCTTAAGTTAGCTAATCAGCTACTTAAACTTAAGAGAAAGAAGAGAGAAGAGTTAAAACAAAAACAAGCTCAGGAGGCTCAGCAAATGCAGGGCCAAATGCAACAGCAATCACAACAGTTAGCAGCTCAGGTGGCTATGCAACAGATTCAAGCTGAGACACAGGCTAAGTTACAAGTTAAGCAAGCAGAGTCAGCATTTGATATTCAGAAGATGCAGAGCGAGGTTCAGGCTAAGATGCAGCTTATGGAGCTTGAGTTCAATTATAATATGCAGCTTAAAGGTATTGAGGTTCAGACAACTAAGTCTAAAGAGGAGATGAAGGAAGAGGCTAAGGACAAACGTATTAGCTTACAGAATACACAACAATCAAAACTGATAGATCAACGTAAGAATAATTTACCACCTGTAGATTTTGAATCTACTAACGACAACTTAGACTCGTTTAACTTATCGCAATTCGGACCAAGATAATGGCAAAAACAGCAGCATGGCAAAGAGCCGAGGGAAAAAGTAAGACAGGTGGTTTAAATGCTAAGGGAGTTGCTTCTTATAGAAAAGAAAATCCTGGATCAAAACTTCAAACCGCAGTTACGACTAAACCTTCTAAATTAAAACCTGGAAGTAAAGACGCTAAACGAAGAGCATCATTCTGTTCTAGAATGTCAGGGATGCCAGGGCCTATGAAGAAACCTAATGGTGAACCTACAAGAAAGAAACTTGCATTAGACAAGTGGAACTGCTAATATAGCATAAGAATTAAATAACTAACTTTGCAAAAAATTAAATCAAATGGAAAATTTTACAGTAAAAGAATTGGGGGCTGTCGAACAGAAGTCTATGCAAGAGATTGAACAAAATCTCTTAAACCAACACGAAGAGAATCAACATCATGAAGAAGCAGTAGTTCCAGAAGTGGTAATTACTCCAGAAGAAGTAGTAACTCCAGAATACGGAGACTCAGATGTTCTTTCTTATATTAAGAATAGATACAATAAGGAAGTTAACTCTATTGATGAGTTGCTTCAGAAAAGAGAAGAGGCAGAAGAGTTACCTGGTGACGTATCTGCATACTTCAAGTATAAAAAAGAGACTGGAAGAGGTATCGAAGATTTTGCTAAGTTAAGCAGAGATTTTGATAGTTTAAATCCAGATCAATTATTAGCAGAGTACTACTCTCAAACAGAAGAAGATTTAGACCAAGATGATATCGCATATATGATCGAGGATAAGTTTGCTTATGATGAGGATCTTGATGAACCAAAGGACATTAAGAAGAAGGAGATTGCTAAGAAGAAAGAGCTTGCTAAGGCAAAGAAATTTTTTGAGGATTCAAAAGAGGCGTATAAAATACCTGTCGAGTCGAAAGGTGGTTTAGTTTCAGATGATGAGAAAGAATCTTACGATGCTTACAAGAAATATGTTCAAGAATCACAGACCTATCAGCAAGAGAGTTCTAGAAAATCTGAATATTTTCAAAAAAAGACTGAAGAAATTTTTTCTAATGAGTTCAAAGGTTTTGAGTTCAATGTTGGAGACAAGAGTATAACGTTTTTACCTGGAGATGTTACAGAATTAAAGAATGCTCAATCAGATGTTACTAATTTTATATCTAAACATTTAGATGCGAATGGATTAATATCAGATGCTAAGGGTTATCATCGTTCATTAGCAGCGGCTATGAATCCTGAGAAAATGGCTAAGTTCTTTTATGAGCAAGGCAAGACTGATGCGCTATTAGATAGCACAAGAAAAATTAAGAAGAGTTCATATAAGATTCTGGAATATGTTTATTATTATAAACATTTATTTTTCTTAATTCTGAATTTATTTTTTTAAACGCAAATTCAACTATTTTTTCACATGTAGATTTTTTTAATTCATATTCTATACCCATATTAGCAGCCATTCTTCCTAAATATTGAAGTATTTCTGGCTCCTCGTATTTATTTACAAGTATAGTAAATGCGCCTTGCCTTCCGTCTCCAAGCCATAATCCTAATAAATACGGAGGTATAGTTATATCCTTATCTTTAAATTGAATCCCATTAGACGTAACTCTAGTTAAGTGTTGTTTTCTAAAGCCAGATGAATTAATATATTCTTCTGGATTAAGTATAACTTCCTTGTGTCCTTTTTCTTTATTTATATATTGATTAAACACTAATCTATGATTTTTTGTAACTATGTAGTCTTCTCCGTATGGTTGTTTTACGATATACCTATCTGTTATTCCAGAAGTCTTTTTTACAACTGTTTTTAATTTACCACCTTCTACAATTACCTTATCTCCAATATTTATTTCAGATATTTTTTTAAATATTAAATTCTCAGTTAGTATTAAAGTATCTGGAGCATAACATTCGTCATGTACGAGTAGTAGTAATTTCTCACCATCATAACTATTGTCTGCCGTGTTCTTCCAGTCAATTGTAGTATCAAGACCTCTTATATCAGAATCTGCATTTTCATACATATTCTTCTTGGTAATCTTAGCCGCAGGAACTCTAAATGCTAGTTCTGTCTTTGGCTTATCCATACCATCCTGGATAGGCTTGAAGAAGAAGGGATAGTTACTAATAATAGGAACTACCTTATTGGTAAACATTGTCTTAGCATCATTACCAGTCTTTGATAGGATGCCAAGTCTTGCATCTTTGGCAAGTGTCCCAGTATTAGATAACTCATTAGATCCCATAAACGAGAATCCAGAACGTCTAATCTTTAGGTACACCATACCAAATGAACGGTTATCGGCCTTACAGGCTTCCCAAAATATAAAGTATATCCTATTTGCCTCTCGGTAGTCTGGGAGTCCAACATCAATCTTGGTCCACTGTAGGTACATATAATGAGATCCTGTGATATAAGTTTTAACGCCATTGTTCATAAAGAAAAATCCGTGATCCCTTCTATCAAACTCTCCCTCTATATAGTCAACCCACTCATCCTTAAAATTCTTAGGCATAGTATGCCAGTTGAATATAGTCTTGATATTACTAAGCTCCCTTGGATACTCAGATGGTTGCCAATACTGGTTCTCTTTCTTATTATCTCGTTTATAAACATCTTCTGGTGTTGATGGTAGTGCAACTAGTAGTCCACTAATACTATAAATATCTCCAATGGTTCCATCCTTAGATATAACCACCATATCATACTTCTCATTATAGCCATACTCCCAAGTCTTGCTCTTGTTCTTTACTACAATAACACTCTTAGGTACATGTTCTTGGACTATCCTGTATATACTATTTTGATCTTCTTTCTGCAAATCCTTGTACTTTAGGTTCAGTTTTTACAACGGATTCGTCAATTAGTTTTTCTTGCTCTAGTTCTATCCTATTTAGAATCTGAAAGGCATCTTCGATTGCTAAGCGCTTGGTAGCTGCTGCGTTCTTGAGTTTATCAGCAGATAAATCATCATCACCTCCAGATAGAATCTTATCCTCAGCAATTTTAATTAATTCGTCCACTGCCTTATAACCAGCTGCAATAATTCTTTCTTTAATTGAATTTAATTCCATTTTAATGTAATATTTTTAGTAAGCATTCTATATAGCTTCTCATCATTTATGTAAAATGGGTACTCACTATTTGGCTCAAACGAAATCTCATTTCCAATACTTAGACCTAGGTCTAGTAACTCTTGATTTATGTACTCTATTGTTCCGATTAAAGGTTCTTCTAATGTATTCTTATGAATAATCGAGCTCCTTGTTTTAATTGGTTTTACAAAGCAGTACTTAGAGTGAGCACTCCATTTATTATCGTGAAAGTACATAAAGAACTGTTCGTTATCTACCATGAATAAATCATCCTTAAGATAACTTGCACCACTCTTCTCATTACCCTTCATATCATAGTATAATTTAAATACATTATGATGAACGAGTAATAAGTCTCCCTCAATTATTTCTCCCTTATATCCGATAGGAGTAGATACTACTACACCTAGTCTATTAGATACGGTATGATCTTCTTGAGATGTACTCACAACTAAATCAATTCCACCTATACTCTTGGTATTATTATATCGCTTACCATCTAATGGCTTTACGATAAAGCAGTAAGGAGATTTCATTTAGAAGTTTATATTGTATTCTACAGAGACTGGAATGTTAGAATTGAATTCCTTCCATAGAATGGTCTCATCAGATTCATTCTCTATCCATACCTGAAAACTACATTTAGATTCATTGAAGAATATTAGATGTATCTTATGAGAACCTCCAAGAACCTCTTGTCCCTGGAGATAACTCATAGCATTCTTATAGTCTGGACCTACTGATATTTTACGAATGTCCATCGTTTATTTGGCTTTTAGAATTTCAATCTCTGCTTTTAATTCTTTAACTGCGTTGATAAGCGCAAATATTAAGTCGCTTGAGTTAAAATCGTACAATTCTGTTTCCTCTTCATCATCTTCGTTTAACTTTGCTTTATAAGTTTTAACTGTATCAGGGAATATTTCTTTCATTTCTTGAGCTATAACCCCTGTGTATTTTGCTCCCTTAGTAGTACCCGCTAATCCATTGTATTCATAGGTAACTGTATTAATAAGCAATATATCCGCTAATCCTTTTGTATAAGGTATAATATTTTCTTTTATTCTTGAATCACTAAAGACACTCCAAGAACCGCCTCCAGGTTTTGCTGCGCTTTGTGCTGCAACTAAGGAATAAGAACTGATGCTAGAGAAATAACCTCCATAATTAGAGTTGCTATACCCTGCAATTCCTGCTGAAGTATCACTTTGTCCATAAACTCCAGTATCCTCACCAGCTATTCCTGAAACAGCAGGACCTAAGTTTCCAGCGCTAGCAATATCTATTAATATTGCATTTTCTGAAAAGTTACCTGCGTCAACTATTTGTTGTAATGTTGGAGTAGTTGACGTAGAACCATTAGCCATTAAAAACTGAGCAGATGTGCCTCCTGTTTTTATAAATGACTTAGCAGTTGTGTCTCCATTATTCGCCACTTTAAATACTACTGAGTCTGCACCTAAAACATATTTACGTGCTTTAAAATAATCTCCTGTATGTGCGTCAAAACTGTTTACCTCATAACCACGGGAGGTTCCTGAAGTAGCTGTTAAGTCAGCAAAAAACGCAACATTATCATCACCAGTAGCACTGGCTAAAAATCCAACTACAGATCCTGTTAGGGCACCTGGAGTTTGTCCATTTATATTTGCAACAAATGCATCTGGAGCAGGTTGATCGGTTGGTTATTCTC